GGTTTAATGTCGCCACCACAAGGATCAATAAGCATGCCAAGATGCTGCTCCACACTAGGCAGATCATTTGCTATCCTGGGCTGCTTCTTGGTTGTGGTTTTCTGTTTTTCTTTCTTTTTCTTATCTGGAGCCTTGTAAACAACAATCTGCTTGTTGTTGGATTTTGGAGACATTTTAGTAATGAATACGTGGCAAGGATTGTTGTGTGAGTGTATAGTCGTCGCTAGCCAGGGCCCAATGCATTTCATGACCGAGAGTTACCCCTCGGAGCTCCTCCTCAATGGCGGTCTGGAAATTGGGGGGAATGCCAAAGGCCTTCCAAAAGGAAATGCGTGCTTCATCCGTCACAGCGATAGGGGACGAATGGTACCCCTCCGCGTAAGCCTGACGCGCCCATCCGAAATGGGAAACGTCCTGAAAGTCGCGCAACCCCTTCCCTTTCAATCCGACCCGTTGTGCCATGAGGTAAAACTCCTGAAGTATTGGCACCCCGCGAGCCAATGCCAGACCACCGACTCCAATGGCATGGAAAAGTTGGCGGCTGTACTTCAGGTCATAAAGATTGCGATATCCAGAGAGATCACAGTTCAGCACTTTATCAGGATCGCGGACCATCATCCATTTGTGACCGAGATCGACGGGATGCATCTGGCAAAAGTTGATATTTTCAATGGAATGTACAGGCTCTTCCAAGGTCAGGGTAAAACCATAACTGAGGAAGAAATCACTGATGGTGGTTAGCTTGTGGTATTCGCTCGAAGGAAGGATGATGACAGCGTCATCGCCATCTAATACGCACCGCGTGGTTTCAAGAGAAATGCCGGCGAATAAAAAGAACTCATACAGGTTGGCCGCTGCTATGGAGCAATTGCCTAATGAAGTGTCCATATCACCTGACATTCTCATACAACCCAATTTGGCGGAAAGATGGCCATCCTTACAACGAGCTTTAGCATGATTGTGCAACTGCCGACGCAAAACGCGATCAAGGGACTCCTGGTGAATGGGGCCATATTGGGTCGCCACTGTCCAATGGCCGAACCGGATTGCCTGTTCTTGTTCGTGCTGATCCATCCGACTGTAATCCAAGGAAATCGCAACTGGAGCGCCATACTGCTCCACATGAGACCAATGGTCCACGATAAGGGCAGCTTTCTGAGTGGTAGTCAAACACTTCGTGATGACTTGAAACCCATAAACCTGACTCCAAATATCGTAAACCTTTTTCTCAACGGGAACAGTGTAGCGTCCATAAAGCATGTGGAACGGGGCCCTCCGGGTGTTTATACAGCGGGGTACCGGATTCTTGGCCAAGCCAGGACTATCCAAATCTGGAGGGGTGTATTGTTGGGTTTTCTCACACTTGACGAAAGCTGAGGTGCAGGCCTCCTTGTGAAAATCGTATACCGTCTCTTCGAACTCGTCCTCTATCTCCTGATACAGCCGCCGCTTGCGCCCTGGTCGGCTCAGAGTGAACTCATGAGCGGACAACGGGGAGGAGTCGGTGACGTACTGGGAAAAGGAAGCCTTCGCCCTCCGATAAGGATCCACCACCAACACGGGTGGACGATGAGTGAACTCACCATTCCGTTTCACGACCAAGCACCTTTCAATGATGGCATGTTCCAACGTGCGCACATCACCCTCGAACGGGCGCACACGCCACCACTGCCGTCCAAATACG